AGATATAAATTCAATTCCTATTGTTGAGCAACCTCAAAATTCAATAGCTTATAGTGATGCACCTACTATATTTGAAGATATTAACACACCCGGATACTCAGAAAGTATGGTAGTAAAATATGCTACTTTACAAAAAGTGGATTTATCTAAATCTACCTTAATAAATATGCCCACACAGGAATATCCTTCTCCAACAGAAGAAGACTATAAAGTTGGTAGTTTTACTAGATATTTCTGTGTTAAAACAAACCAACCAATTTGGCTTGAAATATCATCAGATACCTTTGATAAACTTGAAAGTAGAAGCGGAGAATGGTTGTGGCAACCTTACAAATTAGTAACTTTACAATGGGCTTTAGTAGGAAGTGAAAATTACGTAGCTACTACTAATAAAAATATTATAATATTAGCAGAAAGAAGAAATAAAGTAATAGGGTTAAATGAATTTTTAAGAGGTAATTGGTTAAAATATTATAGAACTCCACTTGCCAATGCTTTAATAGGATAATGAGGTAATAAACTTTAATTTTAATTTGGCTAAACCCAAATTATTTCTTATATTACGTTAAAATAAAGTTATGTTTTGGTTAGTAGAATCTGAGGATCAAATAAAAAGGTTTTTTCAAAGTAGTTATAAGGAAGCATTTGTAGAAATAATTCCATATAATGACACCGTACACCCCACACAAAACCAAGTTTGTGCCGTTTATATTCGTCCGTTAGTATCCACAAAAGGATTCATGTTGCCCATTTCGCATAGCGAAACGATTGATACTAGTATTGACAATATAAAACACATATTATCAAAATATGATGCATTGTACGTGCGTGATAAAAAGGAATTTTTACATTATTTTCCTTTAAAAACTCTTTATGACATAACACTTAGTTCTCATACGTATATACGTGAAACAACACAAACCCACTCTTACTTCTACAGCAAGATGGGTGATAAAAAAGATTTAAACCGCATTATTCCAATAGTAAAACATTATGAATATTGTGAAAACCTATTTAATGATTTAAAAGATAAAATAAATGAGCCAATCAACGAATTTTACAACACAAAAGCCTCAGTGGTATTCAACGCCGTGGAGCGAAGTGGTTTACGAATTGATAGAGAAAAATTCCAATCGCACTTTCACGATGTCGATGGAGAGTATGTCTACACACAATTCAACTTTAAAACCCTTACAGGAAGACCAAGTAATAAATTCAAAGGAGTAAATTATGCGGCGATACCCAAAGATGACGGTAGTAGAGACAGTTTTATCGCAAGTAATGATTGCTTGCTTGAGCTTGATATTGGTGCTTATCATCCTACTTTGTTGGCTAAGTTGGTCGATTATGATTTTGGTGATGAGGATATTCATGCTGCCTTTGCTAAAATGTATGGGGTGGATTACCAAAAAGCTAAGGAGTTAACATTTAAACAACTATACGGAGGAGTATTTGATAAGTATAAAGATCTGGAATTCTTTAGAAAAGTAACGGCATATACGGATGATTTGTGGGATACTTTTCAATATCAAGGCTACATTGAATGCCCTATCTCTAAAAAAATATTCAAAAGAGATGAATTAGATAATATGAAGCCTCAAAAGTTGTTAAATTATTTGCTTCAAAACTTGGAGACGTCATATAACATTCGTATATTGTGGGAAATATTTAAAACATTAAACGGTGCTAATACAAAATTAATACTATATACTTACGATTCTTTTTTGTTTGATTTAGATAGAAGTGAAAGGGTAAAAATGGTGGAGATATTAAATATATTTAAAGATTATAAATTAAACATAAAATTCAACTATGGCAACACATACAATTTTAAATAAACCTTCGCATATGTATAAGGTAGACGACTTTCAGGAGTTGGATAACTTAAACATTAGCGATTTGAATAATAAATTATTTTGCACCTTTACAACTTTAGAGGAATTAGATGGCCTTTTAGACCACATAACATCTAGTTATTCTATAATGTATAATAAGATATTTGTTTTACATATAAAAAGTAATGATGAATATGTTTGCACATATAACATAGATCAGGGAAACATATCTCATTTAGATAGAAATTCATTACCACCTAATACTATAATGGTGCATAGGAAAAAAGATACTAATACTTTATATACTATCAATGCCCTAAATGAATTAATTAAAAAATTAAATGGGGGAGTAGTTGATACTAAATTCCCAATTGATTGGCAACATTACAGAAACACAGTTCTTCTTACCCAACATGATGAATTAAAGCAACTGAAAACAAAGATTTTCAAGATTATTGAACTTTAGGTTGGTTTACCCAAAAGAAGTTCTTATATTAACACAGTTATTAAATTAAAATTAAAAGTTATAAAACATGGATTTAAATGCAATTAAAAAGCGTCTGAATGATTTTCAAAATCAGACAAACAGTTCCGGAGGTCAACAAAAACAACTATTCTGGAAGCCAACAGTAGGTAAACAACTAATTAGAGTTGCACCTAACAAATACAACAAAGATTTTCCATTTACGGAAATGAAATTCTACTATGGAATTGGTAGTAAACGAGTAATGGCATCTCCTTCAAATTGGGGTGAGAAAGATCCAATTATGGAATTTGCTAAACAACTTCGTGGAACTAGTGATAGAGAAAATTGGAGACTAGCTAAAAAATTAGACCCAAAAACACGTATTTTTGCTCCTGTAGTTATTCGTGGGCAAGAAGATGAAGGTGTTAAGCTGTGGCAGTTTGGTAAAGAAGTTTATCAAGAATTTTTGAATATGGCTGCTGATGATGAAATTGGTGATTTTACTGATATTGCTGGTGGTAGAGATATTAAACTATCTACAGTAGGACCAGAAACAACAGGTACTCCTTATAATAAAACATCAATTGGACCATCTTTAAAAACATCTCCACTTCATGATGATGCTACATTAGTTGAAAGTTTGATGAATGATCAAGCAGATCCAATGAAGGTATTTAAACCACTTTCATATGATGAAATGAAAGTAGCCCTTCAAGAATGGTTAGCCCCAGAGGGTAGTGAAGAAGAAGGAGAAATAACTTCAGAACCTGCAGTAGCGTTTGACAGTGATGAAAAAAAGTCTAATTACTCATTAGATACAACATCTACCAATGTTAAAAAGTCAAAAGCCGCACAATTTGATGATTTGTTTTCAGATGATAAAAATAAATCAGACGATTTACCGTTTTAATAAATAATTTATGGCTAGAAAGAAAAAATCACTATCGGAGGCAGTCTCCTCAGAAATACAGGCAAATTTTAACTTAGATGGGTTTAAATCTAAAAAAGGTTTAACATCCAAAGCTAAATTTAAGGATCAAGAATGGATTCCTCTATCACCAGCATACCAGGAAATAACGTCAGTACCTGGTATTCCTATGGGTCATATAGTTTTACTTAGAGGTCATTCTGACACTGGAAAAACTACAGCTCTATTAGAAACAGCAGTTGAAGCTCAAAAACGTAAAGTACTTCCGGTTTTTATCATTACAGAGATGAAATGGAATTGGGAGCATGCTATACAGATGGGTTTAAAAGTTAATGAAGTTGTTGATGAAGAAACAGGTGAAATAACTGATTATAATGGTAATTTTATTTATGTAGACAGAGAAACTATCCATTCAATTGAAGATGTTTCTGGATTTATTCTTGATTTAATTGATGAGCAGAAAAATGGTAACTTACCTTATGATTTACTATTTCTTTGGGATTCAATTGGTTCAGTACCATGTGAAATGTCTATTAAATCTAATAAAAATAATAATGAGTGGAATGCTGGAGCAATGTCAACACAGTTTGGAAATAGTGTAAACCAACGCATTACATTATCTCGTAAAGAATCATCTCCATATACTAATACTTTAGTTTGTATTAATAAAGTATGGACAGCAAAAGCAGAATCACCAATGGGTAAACCAAAACTTATGAATAAAGGTGGATTTGCTATGTGGTTTGATTCAACATTTGTTGTAACCTTTGGTAATATTATGAATGCTGGAACTTCTAAAATAAAAGCTATTAAAGGAGGAAAACAAGTAGAATTTGCTAAACGTGTAAATGTTCAGGTTGATAAAAACCACATTAATGGTATGACAACAAGAGGAAAACTTGTAATGACACCTCATGGGTTTATTTTGGATAATGATAAAGATTTGAAGAAATATAAAGAAGACCATGCAGAAGAATGGGCTGCTATATTAGGTGGAAGTGATTTCAAGATCGCAGAAGAAGATCAAGAATATCATGATATAACATCTCACACAGACGAGCCACAATAAACTTTGATACCCGGGATATCTTTCGTATATTCCGGGTATATAAAAAAATCACAATGAAACAAAAGGAATTATTAAATCTCCTCAACAATATTGAGGAGCATGGGGAAGAAACTGTAGAAGGGGAAAGAATTCTAATGATAGATGGATTAAATCTATTTTTTAGAAACTTTGCAATGATGAATATGGTAAACCCCGATGGGGTTCATATTGGGGGGTTAGGCGGATTTTTTAGATCTTTAGGAGCTGAAATTCGTAGAGTTGATCCTACTCAAGTTTATGTAATATTTGATGGTGCTGGGTCAGCTAATGCTAGGAAAAATCTCCTCCCTGAATATAAATCAGGTAGGGATTTACAACGTATTACTAATTGGGAAGCTTTTGATGATATAGAAGATGAACATGATGCTAAAGTGGATCAAATGGTCAGGGTAATTCAATACCTAAAAACTTTACCTGTTAAAACTATAACATTACCTAAAGTTGAAGCTGATGATGTTATAGCATATTTGTCAGATATTATCCCTGAAAAACCAGAAGATAAAGTGTTTATAGTATCCTCAGATAAAGATTTTTTACAACTAATTAATAAAAATGTTATTGTATATCGCCCTATGGAAAAGGAATTTTATACTGAAGAAACAGTAGTTGAAAAATTTAATATGTCCCCTCATAATTTTATTTTATATAAAACCCTAATGGGAGACAATTCAGATAAAGTAAAAGGAGTTAAAGGGTTAGGTGAAAAGAAACTAAGAAAACTATTTCCTGAATTAAGTGAAAGAGATTTATCATTAGATGATATCTATAATATTTGTGAATCAAAATTTAAGGAAAATGTTATATATGCTAGGGTAATTCAACATATTGATGAATTAGAAAAGAATTACAAAATAATGGATTTATCTAACCCAATGTTAGATGAAAATGATAAAAAATACCTCACTCAGGTTGTGAAAACTAATGATTATCATTATCTTCCTGATCAATTCGTAGCATTCTACAATGAAGATAAATTAGGTGGAATGATAAGAAATGTTAATTTTTGGGTAAAGGAAATATTTGAATCATTGCAAATTAAATAAATTAAAATAAAAGTTATGACATTAACCAGTTTAAATCAATATGGAAACCATTTCCAAATAAAGGTACTATCTTCACTTTTAACCCATAAAGAATTCTTAACCAATATTCATGATATTTTGAGTGATGAATATTTTGATAACCAAGCACATCAATGGGTTATTAATGAAATTCTTAGGTATTATGATAAATACCATACTACGCCTTCAATGGATACCCTTAAGGTAGAACTTCAAAAAATTGAAAATGAAGTATTAAAACTATCAGTAAGAGAACAACTCAAATCAGCATATGAATCATCTGATGAAGATTTAGAGTATGTTCAAGAAGAATTTTCAACATTTTGTAAAAATCAACAATTAAAAAAAGCCTTACTTAATAGTGTAGATTTACTTAAGGCTGGGGATTTTGATGGGATTAAATATCTAGTAGAATCTGCATTAAAAGCAGGAAACGATAAAAATGTAGGTCATGAATATAATAAAGATATCGAATCACGTTTTAGAGAAGATTCAAGAACTACATTACCAACTCCTTGGGAAAATGTCAACGACATATTGCAAGGTGGATTGGGAAATGGAGATTTTGGTCTTATATTTGGCAATCCAGGAGGTGGTAAATCTTGGTCATTAGTTGCCTTAGGTGGGTATGCTGTAAGGATGGGATTTAATGTTTTACATTATACTCTTGAATTAGGCGAGCAGTATGTTGGTAGAAGATATGATGCTTTCTTCAGCAAAATCCCAGTAGACCAAGTACTTAAAAATCGAGATAAAATTGAAGAAATTTTACCTCAACTTCCTGGAGAACTTATTATCAAAGAATTCCCTACAGGAAGAGCAACAATTTCAACAATTGAATCTCACATTCGTAAAGTAGAAGATTTGGGAACTAAAGCAGATTTAATTATAATTGATTATGTAGATCTTCTCTCAACAAAGAAAAGAACAGCTGATCGTAAAGGGGAAATTGATGATATTTATACAAGCACTAAAGGACTTGCTAGAGAATTAGATGTACCAATTTGGTCAGTTTCTCAAGTAAATCGTGCAGGTGCAAAAGATGATGTTATTGAAGGAGATAAAGCAGCAGGATCATATGATAAAATTATGATTACTGATTTTTGTATGTCTTTATCAAGAAAAAAACAAGATAAGGTAAATGGAACAGGAAGATTTCACATTATGAAGAATAGGTATGGTATGGATGGTTTAACATTTGGTGTAAAAGCTGATACATCTACAGGACATTTCGAAGTTCATGATTACAATCCAGATGACTATGAATCAGATGAACCTACCCCACAAAATAAAGGTTATGGTGATTTTGATACCTTTGATAAGCAAGTATTAAAAAATAAATTTTTTGAATTAAATAAATAAAAATAAATGGCAAAAACTTCCCTACTAAAAGAACGTATAGTATATAAACCTTTTGAATATCAGGAGGCATCAGATTTTTGGTTACAACAACAACAAGCTCATTGGTTACATACAGAAGTTCCAATGATGAGTGATGTTAATGATTGGAAACAAAATTTAACAGAGAATGAAAAAAATATAATTGGAACTATATTAAAAGGATTCGCTCAAACTGAAACAGTTGTAAATGATTATTGGTCAACTTTAGTTACAAAATGGTTTAGAAAACCTGAGATAATTAAAATGGCTGTTACATTTGGGGCTTTTGAAACTATTCATGCTGAAGCTTATTCTTTGTTAAATGAAGAATTAGGGTTAGATGATTTTAGCGAATTTTTAGAGGATGAAGCAACAATGGCTAAAATTGATGCCTTAACAAAAGTAAGAGATTCACATGATGGTACTCCTAATTGGCATGAAAGAGCTAAATCATTAGCTATATTCTCAGCATTTACGGAAGGTGTTAATTTATTTTCTTCATTTGCTGTTTTATTATCTTTTAAATTAGATAATAAACTTAAGGGTGTAGGTCAAATAGTTGAGTGGAGTATTAGAGATGAATCATTACACTCAAATGCTGGGTGTTGGCTATTTAGAACCTTAATGCAAGAACACCCTGAATTTAACACCCCAGAGTTGAAAACTGATATTGAAGAAGCAGCTAAATTATCTTTAAAATTAGAATTAGATTTTATTGATAAAGTTTATGAAATGGGGGATTTAAAAGGATGTCCAAAATATGATTTAGTATCATTCATTAAACATAGAGTAAACACTAAAATGGGTGATTTAGGATATGGCGCAATTGTTAATGGTATAGATAAAGACGCAGTACAAAGAATGAAATGGTTTGATAGTCTATCAGGTGGTAAACAACACACAGATTTCTTTGCGAATCGAGTTACTAACTATTCCAAAGGAGTTCAAGATTGGGATGCTAATTCAATATTTTAAGATATGGAAAATAACGCACTACAAGTAGATTATAGTAATTGGGAAGCTGGAAAGCAATACCCAGAATGGATGGATGAAATATCTTTAGCTACAATTTCCAAAGGATACTTACTCCCAGGGGAAACCGTAAGAGTAGCTTATAAAAGAGTAGCCAATGCAGCTGCTATAAGACTTAAAAAACCAGAATTATCTAATAAATTTTTTAAAATAATGTGGAATGGTTGGTTAGGATTAGCATCACCAGTATTATCAAATATGGGGACTGATCGAGGTTTACCAATTTCATGTTTTGGTGTTGATACACCTGATTCTATACGTGGTATAGGCCTAACAAACGCAGAGCTAATGAAATTAACAGCATCCGGTGGTGGTGTTGGAATCTCATTATCTCGCATTAGACAACGTGGGGAAGAAATTACAGGAAATGGTAAAAGTGAGGGTGTAGTGCCTTGGGCTAAAATTTATGATTCATCTATTATAGCTACTAACCAAGGAAATGTTAGAAGAGGAGCAGCATCCGTTAATTTAGATATTGAGCATGGAGACATAGATGAGTTTTTACAAATTCGTAGACCTAAAGGAGACCCTAACAGACAGTGTTTAAATCTCCACCAATGTGTTGTTGTAGGTGATTCATTTATGAGAAAATTAGAAGCTAGAGACCCAGAATCAATGAATAGGTGGGCTACAGTTTTAAAATCAAGAATGGAAACTGGTGAACCTTATATTATGTATAAGGATAATGTTAATAAAGATAACCCAATTGCCTATAGACTAAATAATTTAGATGTAAGTATGACTAATATTTGCTCTGAAATTACTTTATTTACAGATGAAGAGCATTCATTTATTTGTTGTTTATCATCTTTAAACTTAGCTAAATATGAAGAGTGGAAAGATACAGATACTGTAGAATTAGCTACTTGGTTTTTAGATGGGGTAATGCAAGAATTTATTGATAAATCTAATGGTAAAGATTCGTTAAGGAGAACCCACCAACATGCCAAAAAAGGTAGAGCATTAGGTTTAGGTGTAATGGGTTGGCATTCATTTTTACAACAAAAAAGCTTACCATTTAATTCAATTGCTTCAACTGCTTGGACTCACACTATTTTTAGTGATATTAGAGGGAAAGCAGAAAAAGCATCTATGGATTTAGCTAAAGAATATGGTGAACCTCTATGGTGTAAAGGTACAGGTATGAGAAATACCCACTTATTAGCAATTGCCCCAACAGTATCAAATTCAGTTATTGTAGGAGGTATCAGTGCAGGTATTGAACCATTACCAGCAAACATTTATACTTTTAATGGAGCAAAAGGTACATTTATTAGAAAAAATAAAGTACTACAAGCATTATTAAAGGAAAAAGGTGAAGATAAAGATGAATGGTGGGATCAAATGTTAGTTGATGGGGGTTCTGTAATGAATTTACCCGATACTATTCTAACACCAGATGAAAAAGAATTATTTTTAACATTTCCGGAAGTAAACCAATTAGAATTAGTAAGACAAGCAGCTCTAAGACAAAGATATATAGATCAAACTCAATCTTTAAATTTATCTTTTGATGTAAATGATTCACCAAAATGGATTAATCAAGTGCATTTAGAAGGGTGGAAATTAGGAATTAAAACATTTTATTACCTAAGAACTGATTCAGTTATTAAAGGAGATTTAGGAAGTAGAATGGCAGATTGTGTATCTTGTGATGGGTAATATATTTATAAGGGTAAATCATAAAAATTAACAAAAATGGCACGTAAAAAAGCAATTAAAAAAGAAGTAGTAGTTGAAAAAATCTCAGCTATTAAAAAAACAATCAACGCAGTAAAATCTTGGTTGGAAGGTAATGGAATTGAAGGTATATTAGGTCTAGTTGCAGGTCTATTACTTTGGTCTTTTGGTTTTAAAATTTATGCTGGGTTTGCATTTGGTGTATTTGCTACACGAAATTGGGATTTAGCTAAAGCATGGGTATTAAGAGTACTTAATAAATAGTATAAAAATAATTTATTAAAACTTTGAAAAGGGGGTGCATCAGCACCTCCTTTTTATGTATTTATAATTGAATAAGTTTTCATCTAAATCATGTTATATAATGAACTATATTAAAGATAAATTAATGGCATTTAGAGATATATTTAAAGATAACAACGATATAAACGAAAAAAGCGTTATAGGGTTTATGTCATTTGCAGTAATGGTAATATTTGCGGTAGCTGATTTAGTTACTGGTTACTTTAGTAAAGACTTAGTAATAAATGAGTTTATATATGAATCGTTTTTAATAATAACTTTAGGTTGTTTTGGGATTGCGGGATTAGAAAAAATCTTTGTGGGGAAAAAGAACCCCAATAAAACAGAATAACTTAAAATTAAAAAATGAAAAAACTAATATTTATTGCTTTATTATTAATAGGAACCCAATCCCAAGCTCAGGGTTTATTAGATTCATTTTATCAAGACTTCCTAAAATATGGTACTATATATGGAGCTGGAGAAGTAAGAAATTCCATTGAGGCATCAGAACCAACATATTTTTTAAGAACTAACCCAGATGGCAGTCTTTATTCTATTCCTGATGTAGTAGATAATACTCCTATTTATCCATTTGATTATAGATTAGGATTTGGTATAAGAAAATTAGCTAGATTTAATTATGAAAGAAAACCTAAAAATTACTATGATGGTACTGAAGAACAATTAGTGTTTGGTGCCCCCACATCTGCAGTTACAGGTTTAGAATATCAATTTCATTTTGAAAAAGAAAGATGGAGAGGTGAAAATTTTACAAATTATAACTTTTTTATAAAACACACAGGAAAATATCATATTGTAAAAGTTCAATCTAGAGAAGTAGGTAAAATAAATTTAAATTTTAACTCTGCTGAAGTAAGAGGTAGATTACCAATTGGTGAAAAATTTAGTATATCAGCAGGTGCTATTTTAAGAGGACATGAAAGAGCATATGGTTATAATCCAGTAGAAATATGGTTAAATGAAACACAAATAATAGGTGGTCAAGAATACCCAGTTAATTATTGGTATGAGTTAGGCTATCAATATGGTTATCAAGATGTTTTTTATACACAAACAAGTACTGATCCTAATACTGGAGAAGAAATAACAACCCAAGATTGGTGTTGGATTGATTCAAATGGTGCTGAAGTAGCTCATTCAGATTTAGATTTTAGAGAAACAATAATGCCTGGATTAATGAATCGTTTTAATGGTGAAGCTTGGGATTTATTAGATCCTTGGATGGAAGTAGCTCCAATAGTAGGTATAGATTTTTATCATTATAAAAGAGATTTTTGGTTACATGCCTATGCAAATTATATTCTTCCATATCACAAATATATTGCTGGAGAAGAAGAATTTAGTTATCTTAATAGAAACAATTGGGGTAAAGGTGGATTAATACAAGACTCAGAACTAGAACAATGGAATGATTATTCAGCAGGAATTAGTTTTGGTTATAAATTTGGAAAAAACTTAGGAATTTTTGCAGAAGGTGAATTTTCAAAAATGTGGGATAGTAGATTATATCAAACTAGTTTTGGAATAAATTATACATTTAAGTAAAAAATGGCAAAACAAATAGGAGAAGAAACAAAAGTAACGTTAGATTTAAAAACTATCGGAATGGTACTAGTAGGAGTAGCTACTGTAGTAGGTATGTGGTTTGCTCTACAAGCTGATATACAAAAAGCTAAAGAACTCCCAGTACCCCCAATAGATCGTATAGAGTATGATTTAAAAGATGAATTAATTCGCCAAACTATTATGGATACTCAAGATGATGTTGAATCAATATTAGAAGAATTAGAAAAAATTGATCAACGTCTTTATGAATTACAAAAACAAAGATAATATGAGAAATCTATTAGTATTATTATTTTTATTTCCTATATTTATTTTTGCTCAAGATAGAATCCCTGAAAAATATTGGATTAATGATAATACTTTTGAAGGTGTAATTTCTCCTAATGGAGGATTTGAAGATGATTATCATGAAGTTATTGTTATTGAGTTTTATGCAGATTTTAATAAAAGTAATGCATTTAGTGATTGGAAAAAATTAGATGATTTAGAAGGGGTTAGTTATTATCGTATTGATATAGCAACCTCCCCTAAACTTAAAAAAGAATTAAGAATTCGAATGGCCCCAACTATTTTACTTTATCTTAAAGGAGATGCATATATAAAATTCACAGCAAAAGCAGGATTAGATTTATTATGTCCTGTAGACTATCCTAAAATGTTAAGAGCTATAGAAGTAGTTAAACAAGAATCAGCTTACTAATATTTATAATAAACAATTACTATAAAATGGTATTAAAATTAGGATCAAAAGGTTTAGAAGTTAAAAAATTACAAGAATTTTTAAATATTTTAGCTGATGGTAAATTTGGTAAAGGAACTGAAAAAGCAGTTAAAAAATATCAATCACAAAATAATTTAATTTCTGATGGGATAGTAGGCCCTGTTACTTTAGATTATATGGGGTTAATAAGTACAGACAATTCAGAATCAGTATACACTACATTTAATGATTTATTAATCCATAAACATTACTTACCTAAAGGTGAATATAAAGAAGGTAATATTGAACCTGAATTTTTATTCCTTCACCATACTGCAGGGTGGAATAATCCTTACAGAACAATTGATCATTGGGGGAGAGATAATAGGGGGGCAGTAGCAACAGAATTTGTATTAGGAGGACAATCAATAAAAGGAAATGATGATGAATATGATGGAGAAGTTGTTCAAGCTTTTCCTGAAGGATGCTTTGGGTGGCATTTAGGTAAAAATGGCTCACAACACATGCATGTTTATTCTGTTGGTATCGAAGTAAACAACTTTGGATACTTAAAAAATGGTAAAACATATGCAGGAACTACAGCAAATGAATCACAAATCGTTACATTAGATAAACCATTCAGAGGATATAAAACATGGCACAAATATTCAGATAAACAAATAGAATCTTTACGTAAATTAATTTTACACATTGCAGATAGAGATAATATAGATGTAAGAGCAGGTCTTCCTGCTTTAATTAAAGAAAAAGGGGCTAAAGCCTTTGAGTTTAATCCAGATGCTTATTATGGTAAAGTAAAAGGATTATGGACACACACCAACACACGTAAAGATAAATTTGATATGTTTCCACAACCAGAACTTTTAGAAATGTTAATAAATTTATAAACAATGCAAACTAAATTATCAATAGTGGGAATAACATCATTTTGTACATATCTTTGTACGTACTTTCTAAACTTATCAATGGAAAATATGGAACAGTATTTAGCTGTAGTAGCAGTATTATGGTTAGATGGCATATTCGGTATTTGGGCTGGAATAAAAAGAGAAGGATTTAAAACATATAAAGCTCTAAAAATAACAAAAAATACATTTGTGTGGTTAGCTATTTTAACAGTTATTTTAATGGTAGAAAAAGGATTTACAGGAGCAGGTTGGCTATCTGAAGTAATTATTGTACCGTTCATGGTATTACAGCTAATAAGCGCTCTTAAAAATGCATCTATGGCAGGTTTAATTAAAGTTAAAGAATTAAATAAAATTTTAGACCGAATAGATAAGCATAAGGGTTTTAGAAGCTAAAACTTTTTATTATGTTTGAAAAAATCAAAGAAAGAATATTCCCTTTCATTATAGCACTTTCTGCTTTATCAGTAAGTGCATCTGCTGCTTTTTATTCAATAAGTGGCCTTAGTAAACTATTTGCAGGAGCAACCTTTGCTGTTATCGTAATGGCAACATCTTTAGAAATAGCAAAACTAGTAATTGCATCTCTTTTATATCAATATAGAAAAGGATTACCTAAATTTTTAAAATATTATCTATCAGTAGCTTGTATAATATTAATTCTTATTACATCAATGGGAATTTATGGATTTCTTTCATCAGCATATCAAGAAACAGCAGCAAAAGCCGGAAATATAGATTCCCAAATTGCATTAGTTGAAACCAGAAGAGATAATACTAAGGGGCAACTTGACGTATATAACGACGAAAAAGAAAATATCAATAAAGCCGTTGCCGATTTACGTACTGGACTAGCAAACAACGTTATACAATATACAAACGCCGAAGGTGTATTGATTACTACAACTTCAAGAGCAACTCGTAATGCTTTAGAAAAACAATTAGATCAAGCTATTGATAGACAAACTAAGATTAATGATAAGGTAGATATTTTAAATGAGAAATTATTTAATTATGAAACAGAAATAGTCGAAATAAAAACAAGTAGTTCTGTCGCTAGTGAATTAGGCCCTTTAAAATATCTATCAGGATTAACAGGTTTACCTATGGATCAAATTATTAATTATTTACTATTAACTATTATATTTGTATTTGATCCTTTAGCAATTGCTTTAGTAATAGCTGCTAACTACGCATTTGAAAGAATACGCCCTATTACAAAAAAAAACCTTTATGGTGAAAAAGTTATAGTTAAACCAAAAGATAATGAAGAAAACATTGATGATGATAAATTTACTGATATTTATGATTACGAAATTGATAAGGAACCCACAAGCCATACAGAAGAATCGGCATTCCCACAAGGGTACTCATCAGAAATAGAACAATTAGAAAAACAAATTCAAAATACCTCAAAAAATCGAAAAAGAGGTCCTAGAGGTTTAGCAGCTTTAAACAAAAAGTTGAATAAACTCAAAGGAAAAAATAATGATGATGACGACTTAGTCATTCGTTATTAAAGAATATCCAATTCTGTTACTTTAGGTTGGATATATTGGTCAATTTTATTATCGTTCCGGTTCGACATTTGAATAATGTATATAGGTCACGATAAGTTATCCAAAGTAGCTGGCCACTACGTTTTCAAATATTAATTATTTATTAACCAAAATCAAAAAAATGAAAAAGATGATTTTAACACTAGCTTTAGGACTGTTTATTGCAGTTGGAGCTAACGCACAAGAAGTGCAAAACGCAAAAGGTGATTGGTACGTTGGTACTGGTAACATTGCAGATGTATCATGGACTGAATGGTCTTTAAGCCCAACAGTGGGATATGCTATAACAGATGACCTTATGATAGGGGCAAATGTTTCTCAAGCAGATTCTTCTAAGGATGTAAGTTTAGATCTACATGCAAGATATTTCTATAAAGGATATTTCGCATATGTAGCTACAGACGGACTAGACACAGATGGTATGAAATTAGGAGTTGGTAGAATGTTTGCCTTTCATAAAGGTGGAATGTTCCTAGATCCGAAAGTTGTGTACGATACACAAGCTAAAACTACTAACTTACAGTTAGGGTTTGGTTTGAAGTTTTAATTATTGTTTAACTTAAATTAAATTAAAATGGAAAATGTAATTAAGTATGTAACTGGATTTTTTGGAGGTTTGTTATCAATTATGATGGCAGTTCTTCCAGTAGCGATCCTATGGAATGTTTTAACTGGTCAAACTATATTCGGAATGGATGTAGTTGGTAACTTAACAGGTTTAATCTCAAGCTTTGGTGAGGGTGGATTTGTTGGTTTAGTAGCACTAGTTATTTTAGCTCAATTCTTTATTAATAAGAAATAAGCTTAATCTATATAGTAGAGAAAGGCGCCTTAATTGGCGCCTTTTTTCTTTCTATGCGAAAAAATTTGGAGAAGCGGAAGAGGGTTCGTATATTTACGTATAAATAAGGGCGTTAAGCCAAGTATAAATTAAATAAAAGTTATGTCAAAAGAAATTAAAGAAACATTAAAGAAAGGTAAAGTTGATTTTACAGTCACAGGTATTACTACTTATTGTAAAGGTGATGATGGTAAGTGGGGGATGAATCCAAAAGTATTTACTGTAAGTGAAAAAGGTGATTCAATTAATTGTGATTGGAATGGAATGAATGTTACTAAATGGGGTCCTACCTGTGTTACATTATATACATTTGATATGTTAGGTAAAAAATCAGTAGGGAAAATTAATTATAAAGACATTACACTAAAAGAAATAAAAGTAGAATGTTCAGCAGCATTAGATAATGAATGGGCTAACGAAAGTATTTAATTAAAAAATAAAATTATGTTTATAGACATTGAAGTATTAGCAGATCAATGGGAATTAGAACAAGAACTAATAACCCAACTCCAAGAAGAATTATTAGAAAACCCAGGAATTTTCCTTACTGAAGAAGGGGAAGAAGATGATTTACCATTCTGATATGAAAGTTCCAAATAATTTATATGTAAAGTGGACTGATAAAAAAGGCTATGGAGTCTTCACAGACACACCTATTAAAAAGGGAGAACTTATTGAAAGATGCTATTGTATAAAAACTGGTAGTCCAAAAGACCATGTTAATGGTACTTTAATGGATTATGTATTTAATTATCCTAGAGGTACTAGTATGGATAATGGAGCAGAACATGTATTACCTTTAGGTTTTGGTTGTATATACAACCATAGTAATGATAATAGTAATGCAATGTGGGATAATACTAAAGATATACCTTACCATTTTGATTTTATTGCTTTAAAAAATATTGAAGTTGGGGAAGAAATTTGCACTTATTATGGAGATGAATATTGGCCAACTAAAGACATATCACCAATATAACATGAAAACCCCTAAAAAACCAAGTGGAAGAAGAGCTTTACCTTTTTATTGGTGGAGGCGTTTTAGAACTCATAAATCTTTACCTTATAAATTTTCCCTTTTAGATAAAATTAGAAACGGGGATTTTGAATACCCAGAATACTTCCAACAAGCAGAATGGGAGTTAAAGTGGATGAAGGATGAACAAAAAGAATTTATTGATAATTACCAAGGTCGAGAACCAGAGCAAGATAGACTTTATCTTGAAATTGAGTTGCGTGCTAGGAAACGCTATAATAAATTGTTTGAAGATGGTATGAAAACCGAGTATGAAAGAATGGATGATTTAAAACAAAAATTGGGTAAAGTATTTAAAATTAGTAAACAAGAAGTTCAAGATATTATGGAACAATTTGGAGGTACTACTGAAGAGTTGTATTTTCACATAGCAAAGATTAAAAATTATAACATAGACACTTTAAATAAATTAAATGCAAGTAAAACTATTAAACATTACTCCTAATGCTGAAGAGCATATTGTGGAGATTGCACGTGTATCTAGTTCACGTAAGGATAAGAAGACTAATGCAGCAGGCCTTCTCAAATACCTTGT